CCTAAGACAATGAAATCTGTCCTTATGAATCAATTGGTACAAGGCTTAAGAAGATCTACTTACGTACACACTGTTAAGTGTGTTATGGATGGTAAAGATTTTTATGATTTGTATAATGATGAAGATTTGTTTGCGATGGATGATGTTGGTCAGCAGGGGCCATCTCAATTTCGACCGTTTATTAATTGGGTTTCAGAAGTGCGTTATCCTTTGGATTGTTCCGATAATAATTTAAAAGGTACAAAATTTTTTAATTCTAATGTTATAGTTTTGACGACCAATAACTTTAGAAATTTGAAATTTAATCGTGACGATTGTATATCATCTCCTGAAGCGCTATGGCGGCGTGCTATAGTGTTTGATACGGATATGGTTTCTAGAGTTGGTCGTGAACCCAGAGGGACCATAATTTTTAGGCGCTTTGAACCTGGTGTTGTGGAGGGACAGGGAACCTGGCTAACAGATTTTCCTTACCCAGAATTAGCAGGAGTTCCAACTACTTATACAATAACTCCTCGGCGTGTCGAAACAATTAAGTGGATGAAGACTATTGTTGATTGCTTTGAAAGTCATGCTAATGATAATTATGAGTATAATCAATTGTCGCCAGAAGAGCTTGAAGAACTCGGTCCTGAGTATGTATTTAGAGATGCTCAAGATGTGCCCCAGGGGGCTGCTTGTTCCAGCTTGGGCCCAACTATGGAAAAGTGCTATTCGATGTTTGATTGGATGAGTGATAATGTTACGTCTCTGGTTCAGTCCATAGATGTGTCTCATCTAGTGCCAACGCTGGAAGGAATTAAGAAATTTGTTTTGACGAAAGAGTTCCTTATATCATGTTTAGGTGCTGTTTTAACATCTGCCCTCGTTTGGTATAAGTGTATCAAAGAAGTGAAATCTACTAGAGAACTTAGATCTGAAGTTATAGCACAAGGCCAGATAGCTAACAGAGAGTTAATAACTGACTCTGTTACAGGTTTGAAGGTTCCAACTTATACAAAGTTTTTGTCTAGTCACATGTATCATGTTACAGTGCATAGCGACGCAGCAGATACATCTTTCTTTTCTATAATCAGCGGCCATTGTTTGTTGTTGCCATATCATTCAGGCGAGTATGGAGTTGAGTCCGTTTCAGTTCATAATACCGTGAATCTATCTAATCGTTTGTTAGATCATATGCCGGTTAAGCTGATTTGGAGTGATAAGGATGTTGATTTAGCAATATATCGCTTTAATGATAAGATTATGACTCCTTTTAAAAATCTGAGTAGAGCTTTTTCTCCTTGTGCTAAACGAGAAATAACCCATTTGGTTACGCCTTATGGTGCTATCAATGTGCCAACTATGATTAACTCTGGTGATTCATTGGTTTATCATAGTTATGGCGACAATCCCTGGTTTTCAAATGAGGTTTTGCCTGCGGATTATATAAGTTACCCGCTGACCAATGATGGATTGTGTGGTCTATTAGCTGTTGATAGGGATGGTCTGGTACATGGTATGCATGTTGCAGGAAATGCAATAGAAGGTCATAGTGTTTTGTGGCCATCTACAATACGTGCAACTGTTTTTGATATATTGAGTGAGGATAAGAAATTTATCTATGCTGAAAGTATTAAAGCGCATAAGGATATAGCTAGTGGTTTGGCTATAGAGTCTCCTATCCAAAGCTCAGGAGCGTCAAGCTCGTCTATAGTGCCTAGCCCTTTTAAAGACGTCCTTCCTAATTTTAAGGCGCCTGCAAATTTGAAATCTGGTGGTAGATGTGGTATTAAGGATTTTGCTAAGAAAGCTATGAAGCATATAAAGTCTATTCCATCAGAAGACCGTGTTTTTGCGAAGCAAGTCATGAGGTGTTTAATCAAGCCTTATGGTCCTTTGTCAATGGAAGAGGTGGTGAGTGGTGGTGCTGGTTTGGCTGGATTTAATATGGATTCATCAAATGGATTTGGCAAGCTTAAAGATAAAGCAGCTTATATTGATAAACCTAATAAGTGTTTGACCCCTTTAGGCCAAGAAGAATTGGATAAGTTGATATTGGATATTCGTAAGGGAGAAGTTGCACTGAAGGATGTGGTGTGGGTTGAGTGTTTGAAGGATGAGCTAAAATTGCTTGAGAAAGTTGATAAACCTAGAACATTTAGGTGTTGCACCGTCACTATGCAAATTTTAACTAAATTTATATTTGGTAATCTTGTGAGGAATTTAATGCAAAGTGAATGGGCGCAGATAGCTGTGGGGATGAATCCCCTAAAGAGCTTTAAGAAGCTGTATGCTCAATTAAAAGAGTGCCTTTATACTTGGGATGGAGATTTCAAGTTTTATGACGGTGATATGTTATCAGAGATACAGCATGATGTTGCTGAGATTCTCGTTGAAATGTGTGCCACTGAATGGCGTGATGTTGCCGAGTTTATTTTGATGAATATGCCTCACTGCGTGTTGAGTGTATTAGATGATTTGTTTCAGCTAACTCATTCATTACCTTCAGGTAGTTATTTGACTGCTATCCTTAATAGTCTTTATAATAGATTTTTAACTGCCTGTTGGTATAATGCGGTGTGTGCTTATAAGCATAAAGCACCTAGTATTTTGATGTTCCTTAAGCTGATAGATACAGTTTATGGAGATGATAAAATTAATGGTAGTAAGGATCCTGACTTACATATGGTGTCAATGTACGAGTACTTTGCGTCAATTGGATTGCAATTCACTAATGCGAAGAAGCAGGTGCCTACGGAAAAGACAGTTCCGTTGGAGGAGTTGAGTTTTTTGAAAAGAACGTTTAAGTGGCATCATGAAGCTCAGCAAATAGTTCCAGCATTGGATAAAACTACTATTACTAGTACTATTTCGTGGTATGA